CCCTATGCACCTTGCTCATCTCCATGATGATAGAGAACTTGCGGTGCGCCTTGCGGACGTAGTCGTTGACCACGCCGAACCGCCGCTCCTTCACCGCTTGCGCGGCTTGGGCTACGTCTTCCTCGGCTCTCGCGAAATAATCCATGATGCACGCTTCATGCTGCATGGTTCGGTATTCGAGCCACGGGATCATCTCGCCTCCGGTGTCGAGGGGTTTGAGTAGTTGTTTGCTCATAGGTCAGTTGTCCGGAATTCCGGACTACACGATGCCGTCGAGGAGACGCTGGCTCTGCGGGATGAAGCTGCTCATACCCTGCAACTGTTCGAGTTCCTCTTCCGCCGTCAGATCGACCTCGCGCATCGTGGCGTAGGTCGCCAGATCGTCGTCGAGGTTGTGCTGCGTCAGACCAATGTCCTCGGAACGTGCAGCCAAGCCGTCATACTTTCCGCTCGGCACTGTGACTGTGCTGTATGCACCTTCGGACTTCTTCTCGAAGCGGAACTCCGAGAGCTTGGGCTGCGAACCTCGGGGGCCGGAAGCCCATGAGGTGTCGATGGTGGCAAGGCTGCGACCGAGGCTGGCCGAAGCGTATTGCGACTCGCGGCTGGTCGTGTCGCCGTGCAGCCAGCGACTCACCTTGGGATCGCCGCCGTTCTTCGGGAACTCCAACCATGACCAGTCGTCGATGGCGAAGGCTTCGAGCGACTTGCAACGCCACGCATCGCCGATCGCTTCGACAATCTCCGGCTTCGTGCCGAAGATCCAGCGACCTTTCTTGGTGATGCCAGCATACAACGACGCCATCGAATCGACGGCGACGATGAGCTTGCCGCTCGGAGCGAGGGCGAGGAACGCAGCGTAGCCCGTGATGTGCATCATGGCTTCCCGCTGTTTCTCCGGATCGCCAGCGTTGTCGGTCAACGCATAGAGCAAGTGCTGCGAATCGCACGTTGCCTTGTTGTGGTGCTTGGTCTGCTTGCCGTGCCAAGTGACCACGCCATTGTGGGCCAACGACCAGCCGTCATGCCGGAACGGATGCGTGTTGCCAAGGTTCACGGCACACGTTGCAGTGCGTCCGTGGACGATGGTGGACTTCATCCGGTTGTAGTATCCGGTCTGCTCGAACCGCTTGCTGGCGGCGAAGGCGGAGAAGCCGTCTCCCGCGAGCTTGGACAACTGCGGCAACGCATCGAGCGTGCGGAAGTCGTCGGGTTTCACATAGCGACCGCGCAGACCATTAGGTCCGGCTTGGGCGAAACCGAAGCCGTGACGCTCGGTTCTGCCGATTGCTTCTGCCGCTGCGACAAGGGCTTTGTCGGCGGAGTATCGGGTCAAAGGCGAGGCTTTGCTCGCTGTCCATCCTGCTAATTTACACATGGTATTTGTTTCCTTTCGTTATGGTTGGTGTGACTTGTCCGGAATTCTGGACAAGGGTTACTGATCGTCCGTGCTGCACACGGCAGTCACGGGTTGACGCTCGACGCGGCGATAGCCACGCAAGCGGGTGTCGGAAGCGTCGAACTGACGCACGAACTCGTCGCACTTGACCGCCCCGTAGCGGTCAACACTGCGCGAGGTGTTGTTGATGGTGCGGACTTTGGCCTTCATCGCTTTGATGATGTCCTTGAGCGTCTCCGGCTCATGGATCGCGGCCCACCGATAGAACTGCTCCCACGCTTGCGGTGCAGTCTCGTTGTTGATTGGCGAGTCGGCGCTGGCATGATCCTCGCTCCACCTTGCGATGGCTTGCATGAGGGAAGCGCGGAGCCTCCACTCACTTGGCTTGCGACTGGTCGGCCACAAGCGGACTTCAATCGTGCCGAGTCGCTCGAACTGGGCGGCACTGACCGCCGAATACTTGCGACCCAAGGCGTCATCCCAATTCTCGCAGCAAGCGTTGACCGCACACCAACGAGAGCGGCGACGAGTCAACGGCGCAAGATACCGGAACCATGACAAGTGACGGCACAGTGCGTGGTAAACGGACTGGCCGACCTCATGGTCACGCTTGCAGTTGATGTGGATGTGACCGCCGTTGCGCTCGATCGAACCGAGGTTGCTGACCAAGTTGCAAGCGACATCGGGCAACTTCTGCGTGATGCGGAAGCGGATCTCATGCTGACCGCCGCCATCGCGACCGACATCCCAGTAGGGTTTCTGGTAGCTGCGGATGCGGTTGGTGCTGACGCTGCGTCCGGTCGGCGTGGTCTTGTAACCATGCAAGCCAGTCGCTTCCAACTCACCACTGCACTCGTAGAGCGGAAGCCGATCCCAATACTCCGGAGTCAGAGGCTCGGGGAGCATCTGCTTGATCTTGGACTTCTCGATCGACTTGAGGAACTGACCGACTCCCTTGATGACATCGCGCTGATTTGCAGATCCGAACCAGTCGTTGCCGAAGTGACAGCGGATGCGCTCGATGAGATCCTGCAACGTGCCGCCATCCTTGCGGAAGGTGCGACGATACAGCTTGCGATGCCGGAGACATCCGACGATGACCGAAGCCACGCCGCGCAGATGCCGACGCTGACGCTCGGCCCGCTCGTCGCGGTAACGCCGATAGACTCGCTCGTAAGCCCTCTTGAGCACCGCCTTGTCGTCGTAATTGAGGACGTAGTAGTTCGGTGCTGAGTCGAGCGTGACCGGACTGTCGTTGGACTTCAGCCAGTTGTTGCGGAGATACCAGTAGGCATACCGACCATCCTCCGAGAGATGCATCGGCTTCGATGCGACCTCGGCCAGTTGTAGTGTGGAGTTATTACTCATAGGTCTAACTTTCCTTTCATGTGTTGTTTCGTTGTTGCTTGTCCGGAATTTCGGACAACTCTGTCCGGTTTGAACAAGCGTCCCGCCCCGCAACGGATTGGACGTTACGGAGCCGACCGCTTGTGCAGTTATTACTTGTCGGCGAACTGACCGACGAACTTGCGAGGGTTGATCCACTCGCCGTGCGGCATCTCGATGGCGTCATGCCATACCAACTCGAAGTTGTCGCCGCGATCGTGGACGTTGACCTTGGTCACGCCCCGATCACGGAACACCGAGAACGATGCGCGGCGTCCGACTCCATTGAGCCGCTCGCGTGTCGTCACAGTGTCCCATCCGGCCAACGTGATCTCGATGTCGCCGTTGTCTGCATGACGCGCAATCGCATTGCCATGCAGCCAGATCGTCGTGCCATCGGTTCGGGTATTGCCGCACTTGCGGGGACGCCGATTGAAGAAGGCGTCAGTCACTTCTCTCGTTACTTTTCTCATACTGTTTCTCTCTTTCTAAATGTCCGGAATTCCGGACAAGGTTGTGGAGTTATTACTTGGTGATCTCGATGAGGAGCCAGACGGCAACGAAGCACAAGGCCGCGAAGCTGAAGAGCAATTCGTCGAGTTGATTCGGGGTGGGCCGTTTCATGGTGTGGCGTTATTACACAAGTTCCGCCGCCTTGGGAAGCATATCCGCAAAGGGGCTGAACATCAGCGGCTTATCCGCCGCCCGATAATCGCTGCCACCGATCAGATCGGTCGCCGCGTCGATACGTTCCGACATGGACAGCCGATGCGGATGAGTGTCCGCAAAGCGTTCAAGCCGATAGTCTGTCTTGCTGGCACTCGCCAGAAGAACGTGGATGGTTTTCTTCATTTTGTTTTGTCTGATTGCTTGTCCGGAATTCCGGACAGCCTTGCCGATTTGGGCAAGCTGCAACGCAAGCGGATCGAACGCTTGCGCTGCTGTGCTTACTCAATACCAACCCTCTTTGCGCGTTTCATGCCACGGGTCGAACGCTGCATGGTTCATGGTTCAATGTCCGGAATTCCGGACAATTATTTCGAGTCGCGCAGGATGATGTAAGCGCGGCGGGCGATGGCGATTGCATCGCTAATCTTGCGGCCCTTGCGAAGTTGCACGGCCAGAGCGTGCGCTTGCTTGTCGAATTCCGACGACTTCATTTTTTGCGCTTCGTTCTTCTTCGCGGTCGTGCGTTCGCGGATGCCCAAGTCGAGCAACACTTCCGACACTCGCCGTTTGTCCATACCTTCCGCGACAAGGGCAGCGCGGAGAGGCTTCGCCGCTTCTGCCATTGTCACTCCGGCGTTCTTCGCTTCATCCTGCAAACGAGCGATGATGCTTTCGCGAAGCGCGGCCAAGGCTGTCTTGCCTTTGGCATAAGTCACGATGTCCGCGATGACGTTATTTGAGAAGGCCAGAAGACCTTCGATGCTGATGCTGTTTTGCTTTTTCATTTTGTTCGTTTTCTATTTGCTTTGTTAGTGAGTCAGAGAGGAGCAACTTTGCTTCCCTTGCTCATATACAAGTGACCAGCAGCGCGTTTTACTCTGTTATTGTGGGAGGAATTGTGCGATTATTAAGGATGGGAAAACCCTCTCTTCCGGTTGACTGGGACGTTGTCAAAGGTCTTTACTTGCAAGGAGTCTCTGTTCCTACGCTTTCGCAACGCTTCGGGATCAACGCAAATACCTTGCGCGCAAAGGCTTCCAAGAAAGGATGGAACGCGATTGTAGGAACAGAGAAGGAACGCAAGGAGCAACTAACAGAGAAAAGTATAGCAGTCGCAAGGGACATCTGGGCAGAGAGAAGAGAGGCGATCAGAGAGAACATACACACCATTGGAAGCAGGATGACTGCTTATGCTTCGCAACTACCTGAAGACCAACTGCTTGCCAAAGCTGACAAGGTGAAGATCGCGACAGAGATCGCTGGTAAGATAGTTGGCCTCGATCGACAAGAGGACAAGAATGTTGTAAACATCGCATTGTTAGGGAGTTACACCGATTCGGGGTCAACGCTGAAAGATATACAAAGTGACACAATCGAAGGTTCCTACTCTGTTGGACACACAGATTCCGAACCCTTGTGACACCACCACCCACCCCACCAGAGTAGAGCCCACCAGCCCGACTCGCCCCTATATCTATCATTATAATGGCTTCTAAATTTTTTCGCCCAAAATGGAATTATTAACTTTTCGAAGGGGAGCCGGGTCGGACGGAACCCCCTCGATACGCTAGAGCATAGCGGCAAGGCACTTCAGGAAACGACGCCACCGGGAGGCAGTCACGACAGCCTTCCGATCGCACCGCTCGAAGTAACCAAGACCGCCATAAGGTCCATAGACCAAGCCAAGATCATTCGATCGATACATACGGGTTCACCTCCTTTCATAGGCCCATAAGAAAGCACACATCGGGCCAAGTGCTATAATAACCACAGACGATCACAAACTATGGACAAAATCTTCGGCTACGAAATCAGAACTCCCTACGACTCGGAATTGGATTTCTTCAGAAAGAACTTGGACACCACCGGCATGGCCACTGAAGACGGCCGGATCATCCTCAACCCCTTCTCTGACTTGGACCCAGCGTCCCAGAAGTCCGTTGCCACGAACGAGGCTGCACGGCTCTTGATGTGGGAAAACAAGATCAAGCCAGACTTCGATGTGACCGAGGAACAGAGGAGTAAATTCAAGGGAACCGCATACGAGGAGAACGAGGAAGCATTGAAGGAGACGATCCTCGCCAGGGCTATTGCAGGAGACCCGTCGGCTGGGAAACTCACGGCCCGTCAGAAAGAGTGGGCGAATCTGGTCGGGTCTCAGCTTCGGGCGCGTAAATAATAAAATGAAAGCCACCCTGGAGTTCAACCTACCCCAAGACGACGAGGCCCTCACCGACGCCCGGCAGGGGTCCGATTGGAAGTGGGCGGTCGATGACCTCTTCAACTACCTCCGATCCGAGACCAAGCACGCCGACCACTCGGCCGAGGAATATGCGATCTTCGATAAGGTCCGCGAGAAGCTCGCTGAGATCCTCGAAGAGCGGGATCTGAGGCGTTGGTAATGTCCGGCTGGCTGATCGCGGCGACCGGCGTGGCCTACGCTTGGGTTGCGATTGAGATGGCGTTATCCGGTAAGTGGCCGTTGGCGATCGTCTGGGCCGGATATGCCTTCGCCCAGATCGGGCTCTATATCGTCAGCCGGCAGGGCTGATTTCGATACAGGTCTCCCGAATAGGCTCGATTTCGAGGGGGTGACCTCGTCTTCCCCCACGTCACCCCCACGTCTTCCCCCAGGGCTAAGTCACTGACGGACAGTATACTTATGTCGAAAAGGGGGTGAGGGGGTGAACCCTTATCTTTTCTCTCTACAAAATATATATTATATACCCCACGGGATTTCCACCCGGACGAGAAATACCACCACGGGTGGTCCCCCCGAAGTTCCCCCCTCTTCCCCCTCGCGGGGTTAAGTGCCTCGCGTCGAATGACTTAACTGGGGGGAAACTCACAAAAGGGGGGTGGGGTGACTTTTCGTTACCCCCACGAGCCCAGAACCATGTATCATGTTCCTCTGTAGCGTGCACCTTGAGCCTTGAAGCCGAACCTTTCGACTTCATCGAACAGTCGATCGACTGCATGAAGTGAGCAATCTGGCCCCGATCTCCAAGCCAAACTTGGACTACTGCGTAAAAGCTACTCCGCGGTCAGATCCACCGAACCACGCAGCCCGCTTCATGGAACATGGTGCGTGCGGCAGAGAAGCTCTCCTCCCATCGGGGAACCGAGTGCTCCGGGCAGTAGACCTCTTTGATGCCTGCTTGGACTATAGCAGCCGCGCAGTGGGCGCAGGGCTGGTATGGGTAGACAAAGATCGAGTGGCCCTGGAGAGGCTCCTTGGCCGCGAGGATGGCATTCATCTCCGCGTGCAGGGTGTAGAGGAGTCGGGTCGGTCGGTCGGCCAATCGGTCGGCCTTGTCCTCGACCCCGCGGGGGAACCCGTTGAAGCCGACCGAGGCGATCGAGCGGTCTGGCCGGACGATGACGGCCCCGACCTGGCTACTCGGGTCCTTGGACCATGTGGCAACGTGCGAGGCTAAGTTAATAAACCTCGCGGTCCATTTGGCGTTCATAGTTTTGAGGCGGCGGTGGCGGGATTCGACACCCGCTCTTGTTACATATTCGTGTGTTATTTTGTAACGCTCCGCTGTCCGGCCGCGTGTCCTTCCACGCCGCACCGCCATGAGGTCAATCCCATCTTTCGGCGTATGCTTTCACAAACGCTTTAACGCAGTCTTTTTTCCGCGTGTAAAATTTGGTCGCCCGTAGGTCCCAATGCCGATCGATGACTACCCATTTCCCAGCCTGTTCACCTTTCGTCTCTTTATGCAGATAATATCGAAGCGGTCTGGCGTGAACCCATTCCCGACCCCAATCGGTATCGCTTGTGACGTAGGGGCCGGAATGTTTCGGGGTGGGTATACCCGCAGGTGGTTTTGGTATTCTCATATAGTTTAGAACGGGTGGATCTCAGGATCCGGTTCCGGCTCGGGGAGGTCGGCCTCGGGCTTGGTCAGGCGGTATTTGTTGACCTTCATCTTCCCGTAGCGGCGGGCGATGAGTTGGACGTTCGGGTCGCCCTGGGCTTGGAGTTCACCTAGTCGGCGTCCGAGGATCCGGACCGGCCATTCGCGGGTGAGGGGATTGTTGTCGAAGACATCATTCATCGACTGGTGGAGGTCGACGGCGGTGCCTTCCCACGGCTCGTCGGTTCCACGGCGTTCCCACCATGAGTTGAGCATGTCGCGGAGTTCCGCGGTCCGTGAAGCGGCGGCGATCTTTTCCAGAACCTCGTCGGCGATGTAGCTGCGGACGATGTAGCGGTTGGCCGCATCGATGTATTTGACTGGAACCGTCCAAGCCTTGAGCCAAGCAAGGAAGGCGGGGAGTTCGCTCTCCACGTCCTTGAGTGCCTCGACGGTCGGGCCTTCCTCGTAGGTCTTCAGCGCAAGGGCGATGATCTTGTCCTTGTTGGAGATATCGAGAGCGGGGACGGCCTTGATCGAGACCGGATCGTCGTTGGCCGCGATGACGACTCTCCCGCGCCATTCGACCATGATCGGGGTCAGGTATTTCTCGTGGTATTTGTGCGTGCCGTGCGCGACGAGCTTCTTGATGGCCGAGGCGTAGCGGTTGGTCTGGGCTTCGGATTCCGCGGCCTTGGTGTCGTCGATGATGGCGAGCGGGGACTGGAAGAGGTCGGCGTTGAAGCCGTTGCCTTCACCCGAGACGATCGAGGAGAGGTCGGCGTAGCCGCCCATTGCCGGCTTCAGCAGGCGCTCGATGAAGAAGGTCTTAAAGCAGTGCACCGGACCGACCAAGATCATCGCCTGACCCATGCAGAGTTTCCCCTGTTCCGCGGACTCGTAGAAGCGTTTCAGCCACGCCATGAAGAATTCTTTGTAGTCGGAGTGGGCGAAGACGTTGTCGAGGATGGCGGCGTAGCGGGGGAACCCGACGCCCCAAGCGTCTGCGGTCTCTGCGGCCGGCATGATGCGGACGTTTTTGGCGGTGTTAAGGTATTTCTTGCCGCCTTCGAACCAGAGTTCGTTCGGGTTGTAGAGGGACGGGCCTGCACCGTCCACGCGGCGGTGTTCACGGATGAAGGCTTTGGCACGGTCCATCGGCGACATGGCCGCACCTTTCGGGGCGCGGTCCGAAAACCCGCGGCATTTGAGTTCGCTGGACAGCATCGCGACCATCTCGTAGCGCCAGATCCCGTCGCCCGCTTTCATAAAGAAGGTCTTCCCGTCGTAGTAGATGTCTTCGAACTGTCCGCTCTTACTGGCCGAAGTGGACGGTTTGGTATCATTGTCTGATACTTCCGCGCTTTCAGATGAGCCCTCGTTAATGTTCTCTTGAGACCTTTCCGCGGAATCGCCTGCAACCTTTCCGGCGTCCGGGTTGAAGTAGATCAAGGTCTGAGCCTTGCCCGTATCACGGCGCATACACCCAGGAACCCGGGTCAGGCGCACCGCGGACATCGCGGCAGGATCCGCTCCGAGCGGGACGACGAGGTCGGCGATCTCGGAGGCGCGAGCCAAGTAGCCCTCGCGGTCTTTCTGGCCAACGCGCACGAGAGCGTGAGCGGACTTTGAGCCCGAGGTAGTGACGGCGACGATTGGGAGATCGAGCTTGGTGAGGACACGGAGCCAGAGTTCCATCTCGACCGAGTCGGATTCGATGAGCAGATACTCGTAAGCGACTAAGTTCTCCTCGGCCCGCTGTGACTTCTTACCAAGCCGCGGAATGGCGAGGAACTTCCCGTTGACCGGATTGACCATGATCCATGCGCCCTCGGTGTTCTTGGTGATCGCGTTATCGACCAAGAGGTCGGGCATCGTCTCGTTCCAGACGAGCTTCCCTTGGGACTGTTGGTCGGTGAAAATGATGTTCGCCTGCTTTGGGTAGAGTCGGCGGAGAAACTCGGACGCGGTGATGTCGGCGACCGCAATCGGCGAGGACTGGAGGAAATCTTCCACCGGAAGCGGGCCTTCCGCGGTCAGGGCTTTGAGCTTCTCCTCATCGAACTCCCGCTTGAGCGAGACACGGGCTTTGGGCTCGATCAGCCCCTCGACCTCGGCGCGGACTTTGGAGACCGTGTCGGCGATCTCGCGGGGTTGGGGTGGGCGCTCAAGGTAGTGGGTGATCCAGCGGTCGATAATTTCGTCCGCAAAACCGTTAGCAACCAGCGCGTGCGCTGCGCCATACATCCATGAGTGGCATCCTTGGCCGGAGGCTGGGCAGGGTTTAATTCCGAGTTCTTCAGGTGTGGGGTTCATTAGGGCGTTATTACTTGGTATATTGTTTAGAGATGATGGCTTCGGCTCCGAGGGGGAGGTCTGAGCACCAGGAAGGTGGGGTGCACATGATTTTCTCGACGGCTTGGCGATGGGCTTCGGCGTCGGATTCGTCCACCAGCAAAACTACTTCGTCATGGACTCTTAGCAAAATTTCATAACCAGCGTCTTCCAGCGCCATGACGCGATCCATGAAGACATCACGGGCAAATGCTTGAGTGGCGTTTTCAGCGAGGAGACCGCCATACAGTTTGACCTCCATCATTTTGCCGAGCCGTGGAAGGAGTCCGGTGATTTCGCCGTTGTGGCGCTTGATCTGGCGGTAGACGAGTTCGCGGCCGGAGGGTAGGGGGATGGTCAGTTCGCGGTCATTCGGGTCGGTGGAGATACGCAGCGCCCGGTCGAGCTTCTTCCACAGCGCGATGATCTTCGGGCTGGCCTCGCGGTATGACTGAACAATGGAGGTCGCTTCCTGCAATGTGATGTCCAGTCCGGCCAGCATCTTGGCGACCACGACGAACTTCGCGGGGCCGCAACCATAGCCGAGACCCAGGACACGGGCCTTGGCGAGAAAGCGCATCTTCGGATCCACTTCCTTGAGCGGTCGCGGATCGTTGTAGCCCATCGTCGCACGAGCGTGCGCCTCGTAGATGTCGACGCCACTGGCGATCAGATCGAGAAGCTCGGTGTCCTTGGCGAGGTAAGGGAGACAGCGTGCTTCGATTTGGGCGAGGTCGCAGATGACGAGCGTCTTACCGGCCGGAGCTTCGATCAGCTTGCGGATGTCGACGCCGGCCACTTCACCCTTCGGGATGTTCTGGCAGTTCCAGCCGCCACCTCCGGAGTCGCGTCCAGTCGTCGCGCCGAAGAACTTCAACTCATACGGCATACGCCCATCGGGGCGGGTGCGAGCGATCATTGTGGTCACCGTGTTGAGGTGTTTATTCGCTTTGCGGTAATCCCTGACCGCCCGCACCCAAGGAAATTTGTCGGAGAACTCTGCCTCCCATGCCGCGCCTTCGGGATCCTTCTCGGCAAAAGACTTGGGAGCCCGGATGCCCTCCTTCTCGCACTGGTCGCGGATCGCTTGCAGTGAGAGCGGGGGATACTCGCCACCGATCCACGGGAGGAGAGCCTCGGCACGGCGCTTCTCCAAGATGAGTTTATCGCGGGCCTCGATGAGGCGATCCATGTTGACCGGCACCCCGCGCATTCCCATCTGGCGGGTCATCGCGGAGATCCGCCATTCGGTGTCCGGCATCTTCTCAGAGTATTGCTGCCAGAGCATGAAGGTCGCTTTGGTATCTTGCAGCGCGTAGCGGGCGACTTCTTTTTTGAAGTCGTTGGTCATGTAGGGGCTCTTAGGCATCGGGCTTCTTCAATACAAAGGGTCTTGGTAGCAGGATCGGCCGCTGTCCCGCCTTCCGGCTGGTCGTCTTGCGGCGGTAGCCGATGAGGGCCAAGTCGTCGCCCGACTTCGCGATGATCGGAAGCAGGCGACCTTGTTTGACGAGTTGTTCGATTTTGGCGTTGTTCATCGTCTGACAAATGTCTGCCCGCCCAGCCACATCGCGTTGAGGTGCTCGTGGGAGTAGTCCGCTTTCCAAAAGAAAGCCGAACGGCGGTGGGTTTTGCGGTCTTCCTCGAAGGTGACATAGCCATCGTTCTCGTGACCGAATTCTTCGGGTGTGCGCCATCCGGAGATGGCTTGGAATACTTTTAAGAGTCCTTGGTCCATTTCATTCCTTTCATGTTGTCTCGGGTCGACTTACTCATCTCGATCCCGAGGAGATGTTTGGCTGCTTCTTTGAGGGAGCGGGGGTAGCCGAGGTAGGCAGCGAGGTCGGCCGTATCGAAGACGAACCGCGGTTCAACGGCTGGCACGTTGCCGGCCTCGGCGAGTGCCTCGTAGAGCGTCAGATCGAACGCCGCGTTGTGCATGATCCAGTCGCGTGCGTGGCACTTGAGCCAGTTCGCGTCTTCCGGTCGACCGACGAAACAAGTCCCGTCGTCGAAATACATCGCGACCATGTAGATGTCGGTTTCGCGGGCATACTTCCACGCACCCATCGTGGTGACCGAGATGTCCTTGTCGTAGTAGGACTCGAAGTCGATCGCGACAGAGGGATGCCGGGAGAGGACTGGTTGGCGCTCCGCCCTCCCAGACGGTTTGTTAGTTTCAGTGGTCTCTCCCGGCAAAGTCATAGCTCGTAAACCTCCACGGGCATTTGCTCTTGCGCCCAAAGGATTTCGGTTAGTTGGTTACCTGCGAAGACGCAGAGGTCTTCGACCAACTCCTCTTGGGCTGCGATCTCGTCGATCAGTTGGCCGAGCGTTGTGAAAGAGTCACGCGGTCCGAAGTTTATGCGACCGATGGTGTAGTCAGTGTTCATAGAATTGTTTGAGGATCGCCCGTTTTCGTAGGGCTTTGGCTTTCCGGTAAGCCTTGTCCCGCTGTTTCTTCTCGCGGAGTCGCGTTTTGAGGGGGCGCTTCGAAGTCCGATGCCACTTGCCGCAGTAGCGGCAGCGATAGGCGTCGAACTCCTCCGATAGTGCGAGTGCTGCTTCCCTGGAATCGAAGGGCCGCTTGCGTAAACAAGCCCGGCCGTAAGCGAGATTCTCCAAAACGTGCGGCATAACTCATTCCTCCTCCTCCGCTTTGCGGTAGGCTTCATGCTTTTCTTCGCAGTCACACTCGCCGTAGAAACCTTCGCAATACTCGCAGTATTGTTCCATTGGGTCGCTGCGTCTGGCCCAGTAGTGAGCCTCTTCAGCGTCCATGCCTTGCGCTTCGTCGCGGTCTTGATCTGGGTCACTTGGCATCGTCGTCTTCCCTCCCGCGTTTGATGGCCCAGGCAAAGATCGCCCCGTAGGTGGAAAGCCCGCCGAGCAAGAGCCCGACAGCCATACCGATGAGAAAAGATCCGGCGCTCATAGGTTGATCCTTTCATAGGCGTAGTTGCCGCCGCCTAATTGTGCCGCCGCTTTACCTTTCCAAGCGTCACAGACCCATGAGTAGCGGACCGTCCAAGCAAGAAGATCTTCGTCCCAGACCACCATGCCTCGTGCCATTGGAACATCGGCGACGAGCAGCGGCCTACTTTGGTCGACTACCCAAACCCCGCTGGCGTCTTTCTCGCGTGCGTATCGTTGCACGTAGACTAAAACCACATCACCTCCGGACAGTTTCTTACCGTGGATATCTTCTAGGAGATACGTTGTTGTCATGCGGTCCTCCAGAATCGAAGCCGATCGACGCCTTCACCATCGGTGACGGCTCGGGTCGCGAACTTCATCTTGCCGCGCCGGCCGATGCTATGAGCGATCGAGCGCAGTCCGTTGAAGTGTTCGTGGGTCGAGGCTGGGTAGACGAACGAGTCGCCTACGTTCAGATTACCCAGCAAGTAGGAGAGCGGGTGTTGATACCGCGACTGTTCGCCGGGTTTCTTGTCCGCGAGAGGAACGTCCTCGTCGATGACGACGGTGTAGGTTCTCATTTAGCGTCTCCTCCCTTGGCGGCGAGCCATGCTCCGAACCCGAACAGACCGACCCAAGAGACAAGTAGTCCGACGATTGGGATCATTTATTTCCTCCGATGAATTCGCGTTGGCGCTCGGTGAGCAGATTTTCCTTCCACTCGCGCAACTCCCACTGGGCCAGTTCATCGGACATCGCGTGGCGCTTCTGCATCTCCATGTAGGTAGTGCCGAACCCGACAACCACGGTTGCGGTGATAGCCATCGCCAGTGCGGAACAGAATCGACGAGCGGTCATTTCCACTCCTTTCGGTGGCAGAGCAGACCGATGATTCCGTAGTTGGTGATATCCAACCAAGTGTCGGCGACCTTCTCGTGCTCTGGAGACTTGTCCTTCCACACGAGAGTCTTGAGACGCTCGATCTTGTCGTTCATGCGGACGACGATGCCCTTCTCACCGAAGGATGAGATGTTTGCGCTACCGTAGTCGCGCTGCTTGGAGTCGAGGAGAACAGCAGCTTCACAGAAGGACCGGAAGGCTTTGCGCCCCATCTCGGTCTTGATGCCGAGAACCTCGGCCGTTTTCTCGATGTATCCCTCGGCATCCAGTTCGAATGCCTTGGGGTCGTAAGTTAGAACTTCAGTATTTGTATCCATAATGTTGAAAGTGGTCTCCGGTGGGAGGAAGAACCCGTGGCCGTGAACACCCGGCCGAAAACCCCCCACCGGAGAAAGTTGCTACTTCTGCCAGACTTCCACGCGGTCAGAGGAACCGCTGAAAGCGACAGTCTTGTTTGCCTTCTTCGCGTCGGCGATCAGCCGGTCGAACATGGCTTCTTCCTTCTGGTTGTAGGGACCGGCGAGTCGGCTGTAGCCGTTGGACTCAAGTCCCTCCGGATCGCGGAAGCGGAGATTTTGGAAGCCCATTACAGGAGTCCTTTGATCTCAGCTTGGAGTTCCGCGGGAACTTCACCGGCCGTCTTCATCGACGGAATCCACCACGTTCCTTTGTCTCCGGTCTTCAACTTCGACCCGAGCGAGTAGAAGCCGCCGAAGAGGCCCGTCTTGTTCAGGTGACCGACTTTGAAGTCGCTGTAGAGGATCGCCGCGGTCTCCGCGTAAGCGGTCGACGAAGCGGTGTAAATCACGCGAGCGTAGCGTTTCTCGCCGAGGACGTAGAAGAACGTCGTGGCCGCTTCCTCGCTCAGTGCCTCGGGCTCTTGGATCAAGAACTCGATGTGACCGACCTTGGCGAACTTACCTTCGCCGCGACCGTAAGCGACCTGACCTCCGGAGAGGCGAACTTCTTCCGCGGTCTGGAAGACGCGAGGACGAACGTCCGGATCGAAGGGGAGGGACTCCTGGTATTCAACCTTGAGACGAACCGCGATGACTTTGAGCGGATTGCCCAAACCCTTGTTCTTCGGATCGATGTCGTTGATCTGGTGTTCCTTGTTGATGACATAGGTGCCCGGAGTGAACAGATTCGAGAGATCGCCGACTTTGTTCACGAGGTTCAGGCGCGGCAGTTTGATGTCGTCAGCGCCGAACTCTCCGTAGATTCCTTTGGCTTGGTCTTCGCCGATGATGGCGACCTGCGATTCGGGGCGGACGGCAACGGCTTTGTTGCTGACTTCCTCGATGACTTGGGCCTCAACGGCCTCTTCAAACGATACTTTTCCCATAATTGGTATGTGGCGTTATTACTTGATTTTACGTAGGTAGTGATAAGTCCCCTCGGACTTGGCCGCATCGGCATCCACCAGTGCGTCACGAAGATGTTCTTTGGCTCGGGCCATCTCGCCGCGCTTGGCGGTCCGGGCGATGGCTTTCTCCAGTTCCCCGATTTTGACTTCGGCGCAGGCGGCGAAGGCTTCGGGGGTGATTTGATCTTTGACCGTTTCCCATGCGGCTTGCGCGTTGGTGATCTTGAAAGGGGATTTCCGCTCGGCGAGTTCGAACCCGGGAATTTCGATCCCTTCCTGCATCCGCATCTCCAAGGCGCGGGCATCGACCTTGTCGGCCCACGAGCGCATGATCGGTGCAGCCTTCTTGGCGAACGCAATAACGTGCGGGTCGGAGATGTTGGCCGGATCGTATTGCGCCGGCAGGGTCAACTCGTCGGCCTTGTATTCTGACGCGATCGTCAGAGCCAGCGACGAAAGTTTCGGGCAACTGGCTTGGCGGGCACACCAAGCGCAGTGTGCCCCAGTAAGGTAGGTCAAGGGGTCATCGCGCCGTGCTGCGGCAATAATGGCCGCAACTTGTGAGGACAAACGATCGTAGTCACTTTCCCGGTGCCACGTCTCGCGGTCGATGACCCCTTGGAAGGGGAGGAGCACATGAACAGTCAGTTGTTCAATTTGGGGATGGGCATCCCACAACCCGACGGCATAGGCCCAAAACTGCGGCGAATCCGCGGTGTATGCTCCGAAAGCAAATTTGTAGTCGACCAACTCGGCTTTGTCTCCGCCGTGCAGGATGATGTGATCGATGTGTCCGAACTGATCGAGGACGGTGTAACGCTGCTCCCGAAGCTCCTGCGCGTTTACGAGGGGTTTCCTTAATGCTGCGAGATACTTCAGACACATATCCGCCGCCTCGCGCAGCTTCGGGTCGTCCGGCGGGATCACGTCGAGGTTCTCTTTCTCCACCGCGAGGTGACCGAGTGTCCCCCGATTGGCCGCGCTTTGGTCGCGAGTCTGGTCGTTTCGGAATCCGGGGCATTTGGCTTTCTCCTTCAAAGAGCTTGGCGAATGTTCGCTGTGCTCCGTGTTATGCTCTTGCGGCGTTATTACCTGCATGGAAGATGAGACCGGGGTAACCACCCCATTGTTCAAATTATTTTTTCCTGCATTCAAAATTCCTACATTTTCCCGTTTTTCCTCGGTCAGACGCAGGGCTCCCTGCTCCACGGTGCCTGGTGCGTAGAGCCTTAGAGCGAGTGCGCGAGACTTGGCCCCGACCCGTCGTATCCGTCCAAGAGCCTGCTCCTCTACCAGTCCTGAAAACTGTGGGCAGATGAGAGCCACTCGTGGAAATTCTCCCACTGTGTCATGGAGGTCGATGGACTGTCCGCCCGCCGCGATCTGCACGATGACACAGCGGAGTTCGTTTTCTTGGAACCGGCGTTGGGTTTCCGCTCTGGCTTTGGCCGTTTCGCGTCCGTCGATGACACCCGCGTCTTCGAGGAGCTTCCGTGCTTGGTCGATGGATTCATGGAAGTTTAAGAAGAGGACCGCCGAACCTCCCGATTGAAGGATCTCCTCGGCGCGTTCCACCAGATAAGCGACTTTGACCGTTTCAAGGGCTTGGCGCTGCCGGAGGTTTTTGACACCGCCCGGATCATCCGGATCAGCCATTTCGTCATAAAGCGCCTTTACAGTAGCGCGGTCTTTGTCGGAGAGCCACAGGGGCTCATCCGAGAGCATGAGGTCAGGGAGTTGCTCGCGTAGCTCCTCCTCGGACACCCGATATCCGCGGTTCGTGAATACCGAATGGTGGAGTCGCTCCATCTTCTCTTTGTTCTCCGGCCGGCGGGGATTCCACTCAAGGCCACCCCAGCGCCCCTCCTCGGCCCCCATCTCTCGCACCCACTTCCAGAAGTAGCCGCCCGTGAACAGCCGCAGATTGACTCCGATCGCCTTCATCTTCAGCGGGGATTCTGCGGCCGTGGCCGAGAGCATTAGGACCGCATGGTTCCCCGCGGCGGCTTCGAGCATCTTGCCGTTCTGGCTATTGTAGGCTCCGAACATGTGGGCCTCGTCGAAGATGAGAAGGCACCGCTCGGGTATATTCCATTCGAACTTCACCTTTTTACCCCCGTTCGGGATCTTTTTGAGCCAGGGCGTGTTCCCGTTCCGTAACTTTTCGGGGTTGAGGACGAATAGCGGTCTGACCCCGAACGCTTCTAGGGTGTTCGCCCACTTGGCCAAGACCGACTTCGGCGCGATGATGGCAACCTTGAGCGCATATCGAGCAGCAACAGCACTGGCGATGACGGTTTTGCCGCCACCGCACCCAGTCCCGTCGAGTGACGCCCCGACTGAGTCCAGAATCCGGAGGTGTTCAGCTACCGCTTTCTCTTGGTATGGGAAGAGTTTGAACGCTGCGGGCATGTGCTGAGTCTTACCTTATGATGAAAATTATTAACTCAATACTGATAGCGGGTCTGCTTGGCGGAACCGCATGGGCTGGCGATGGCTTCTACCTGATCGACTTAGATACCCCGAACGGCATCACGTATGTCCAACGGCAGGGGAATAACTACTATTACTCGTCAGGCAGTCGTCTGAGGTCGGTGTGCGATGAGGCACCACGTCGTAGTTCACGCTCTGCTTTGTGGCGGGAGACGTTTGGGGATCTGCTGGACTAACCCAATCTGAGTCTCTTACAAGGCGCAACCAATCATCGGCGAGCATGGTCACAAGCCACGGCTCGCCGTTTTTCTTGTGCGCAACGACTGGAGTTTTCGCTCCGCAGTCGTTGATCGCTTGCTTGATCGCTTTTGAGACGTTCAAGTTCTGAACGCCTTTCACCTCAAAGTGGATCGTCGGTAATTCTGGGCAGACAACGTCGGCATCTCCCGCCGCACCGCAATACTGCTGACCACGGAAGGCTTTGAGAAACCCCGCTTCGCGAAGCTGGTCACGCCAGAGCCGCTCTACCCGTTTTCCTTTTTGCCTGGAGTTCATAGAATCGAAGCTCCCAGTCCTTGCGCCCACCGAGTGATGGCGACTTCATGGTAGATGTATTTCTTGTCGCCAACCTGGGTGTAAGGCAGGCCGCGCTTGCGCCAATATCCGAGCGAGTGCTTCTGCACTGTCCGACCGAAGATCGCGCTTAATCTCTCAGCCGCTTCATGCGGACCGAGTGTTTCCTTGGGTCGCTCGACCGGAGCCTTGATCTCCAGGCGCAGCTTGCCGCTGGCCAACGGAGTCGCGGTAAACGACTCACATTCCAGAATCATGGAAGTCATTATGGCGTTATTACAGACCGAAGAATTTACGCAGAGCTAACCGGATGACCGCGCTCATTGAGCGCCCCGAACTCTCCGACTCAGCTTTAAGCCGGTCTTCGAGTTCGGGGTCGCTGGCGAATGAACGGATCAACTTCGGGTTGCGAAGGTTAGCTATCTTCTCGGTCAATGGAGTCTCGTAGTTCGTCACGAGAATCACGATAACTCCTTAACCCGTCCTCGACAAATAGGGAGGCAAGTTTCTCTGGCGTCAGGGAACAGTAGTGAGCCGCTTCGTCGAGTTCGGATTTCAGGTTTTTGGTGAGGTCTAGTATCATTGTTATGGGCTTTTTTGTTTGTGCAGTTGTTATGGTTATTACGGCGTAGTGAAAAAGAAGCCGCGGGGAATGAACCCCGCGGCACCGAGTCACCCGTTCCGGTGTTTCCGGAGCAGGGCAGCTATGGTTTTCTGCATTTGTGGATCGAGGCTGTCGGCAGCGCGTTCTTCCTTGGTGTCGGCTTTGTAGACGGCCAACTCCTCGGCAACGCGGGACAGCGTTCCGTCTTGGTCTTCTGAGGCTATGTAGGCGGAGGTTGCTTCGCGGATAAGTGAACTGACATTCGTCTGTTTGGCTGCGGCCAGAAGGCGCAGGGCAGAGGAGGTCTTTTTACTCTCTACGTAGCTCACTCGTTCAGTGCCGGCCTTCAGACGGCCGTGTTTTGTTGTGCTCATGGTTATTTGGGTTCTTTCTGTCTCTATGTTCGACAACGAACATGCGTGGTTGTTCACCATTTTATTAAAGAGGACAAGCCATTTTCTTCCGCATAAGCCCGCACCACTATCGGTGTGATATTAAACCATTCGTCAGCCTGCGCGGTCGTGACGAGCCCCCGATAGTATCTTTGGAGGGTTTTTGCGGAGTGTCCGGATAAGTAAGAAGTTTCATTGGCATCCCGGTATTTGGCCAGATGGTAGGTAGAGAAGGAGTGGCGAAGAGCATTGTTTTTCCACGTAAGCCCCACAGCCGCGAGCCGCGCTTTGTTCCGGCTGATGGCCGCTACCTGTCGTTCAGTGATGAGCCTCCCTACGTCTGGGATCTCGGCTACTGAAAGCCAGGCTTTCACTTGTTCGGTCTTGTCGAGCACGCGGCGTGAAGGGGTCTTGGCGATACTCGCGTCGATCACCGCATGATCTGTGTCGAATCCGAGGTGTCCGGCGGTCATCCGCTGGAACTCCGCCCGCCGCGAACCGGCGAACGCCATTGTCGCCAGATAAGGGATTTCTTTGGGGGTCGCGATCATCAGGAGGTGCATCATTTCCCACGGTTCCCAGAACGGCACCGTCCTGCGGTTGGTGGGGGGTAAGGCCAAGTCTGTGGTGATCGATTCGGCATCCTTGCCGAGATAGCCTTTCTTCTTCGCGAACTTTTCCATCATCTGCCAATGCCTCACCAGATTGCGGTAGGTGAAAGCAGCCCAGTCGCCTCTGCTGACATAGGCTTGGAAATCGTCGTGGGTGACATCGCTAAACTGTCTGTCACCAACCCAGCTACGAAGGCTGTTCGCTTCAGTGGCGAGTCCGTTGAGGTAGTGCCGCGAAAGATTCTTCACCTCTTTCCGTTCCCTCATGTGAGCCATGAATTCTTCGGAAAGGTCTTTGACCGTCTTCCGTCCGGCTCCGATCGGGTTCTTGGCTACGTATTGTTCCACGGCTTCGAGCAGGCGACTTTTGCCGCCCGCTTTGCGTAAGCACTCGCGAAGGAATAGATTATCCTCCGGATGAATTGTAGTCTTCTCGCCGAGGGCGCTGGAGAGGTCGGTGACGATCCTTTGAGCCTCCTCTATCGCTTTGTCGCGTTTGGCAAAGACGCGCCTCATCGTCTTCCGCCCTATCTTCCACCGGATGAGGAACTGTCGGTAAGCTCCGTTTTGGATCTTGGAGACTCTGACCAGAGCCCCTCCGAAGCGGATGCTCGCGCCTTCGTTTCGGGTGTCTTTAATTTCGATTTTCATGGCTGTTAATTGTGACCAGATTTTGTGGCAAAATGTTCAATAATTTTCATAAGCGCATAATAATAACGAAAGTGATAACAAGCGGAACTTCATCACTAACAGAGTAAGTCGAGTGACTTACAGAAGTTAAATAATCCCCTAACAGTGAGAATTCGAACCCGTGCTACGGTTGTCATAAAGTGTTGGTAATGAGGTGACTGCGAAGTATCAAAAACGATTGTGTCCGCTTGTATAACTCTGTAGCAGAAAAATTTCCAAAATGACCCCGATTTTTGCCTCCGATGCCACGACTCCTCCAGTCGGATACCGACTGAAATACGGGGTCTATTTTGTGCCCGGAACGGCCGATTGGGCGATCGAGCTTTACTGCTTTGTGAACCGTGACCGGCGGTCGCCGGAGATGCTTTCGATCGAGGAGCACTTCAAAAACGCGGCTCAGATTTTCTTCAATAAGAAAACTGAGAACTTTATTTGGCACCCCTGGGCCGATGACATGTTGTATGAGTGCTGTCACAATAAGTTCGTCGGTTTCGCAGGCTGCGGTTCGTCCGGCAAGTCGGAATTTATGGCGATCTGGGCTCTCCTGAATTGGATGGCCGCGCCGTTCCACACGCTTTCGTTGGTCACCTCCACGAGCATCCGTGACGCGAAGAAGCGGGTCTGGGGTGCTATCCAGCGTTACTGGCCGTGCATAAAGCCCGTGGCTCCGGGGAAGCTCGCGGACACTCCGACTCCGGCGATCTACACAATCCGGAACGGCGAGCGGATGGAGCAGGCCGGGGTTTATTTGATTCCGGCCGAGGCCAAGAAGACCTCGGAGGTGACGGGTAAGATGCGAGGCATGAAGGCTCCGCGGGTCATCGTCGCGGCCGACGAGTTGAGTGAGTTGGGTCATGCCTTCCTCGACACGGCGATGTCGAACCTTTCGAACAACCCGTTTCTCCACATTTGTGCCGCGGCAAACCCTGTCTCCTATTACGATCCCTTCGGCCGCTTCGTCGAGCCGACGAATGGGTGGGGGAGCATTACGGTCAACGATGAGAAGTGGGAGACCAAGCTGGGTGGGGTCTGTCTGCACCTCGATGCCCTCAAGAATCCGAACTACTTGGCCGGCGAGAACAAGTGGCCGATCCAGAAGTGGGAGAAGATCGACGAGGCTCGTGAACGACTCGGTGAGGACAATCCGATTTTCTGGCGTGACTATCGGGGGTTCTGGCCACCGCAGGCGGTCAGCAAAGCCATCTACTCCGAGGCCGAGATCATCCGGTTCCAAGCCGATCAGAAGCCGATCTGGAGGGGCCGCGCCGAACGTATTGTCGGCATCGACCCCTCGTTCGTGAGCGGCGGGGATAGGTGTGTCATTTATTTGGGGTCGTTTGGCCAGAATAAAGATGGAGTCGATCAGGTTTCGTTCGACGAGTTCCACTACCTCGACGAAGAGGCAAGCAATCCCGAGCCGCGCACATTCCAGATCGCCCGCAAGATCAAAGACATTGTGACCAAGGCGGGCGTGCCTTGGCGCAACATCGGGGTCGACGTGACGGGCGGCGGTGTGCCCTTCTGCGATGCGATGGCTACGGTCTGCGGATCGAACGAGTTCCTCCGCGTCCACTTCGGCGGGGCTCCCTCTGGGCGCTCGCTCTCGGCTTACGATGCGACCGCGGCCCAAGATAAATACGTCAACCGCGTGACCGAGCTTTGGTTCGGGGCGAAGGAGTTTTTGCAGAATGGTCAGTTGCGGGGGATCGGGCCGGACTTGGCTCGGGAGATGACCAGTCGGAACTACGACACCCGTAAGTCCGGATCGATGAAGGTGGTCGTTGAGTCGAAGACCGACATGAAGGCCAGGATCGGCCGGAGCCCTGACGTGGCCGATGCTGCCTTCGTCATGCTCGATGTTGTTCGCGAACGGTTCGGGCTGCGTCCTCCCCAAGAGACTGGCGGGAGTCGCCGCGGGATGAGCAGTTGGAAGTCGACGATGACTTCGAAGTATGCCCCGCGGCGGTCGGGCTATTTGTTGACGAGCGCATAATGCGTTATCTTAACCCCCTAACTCCATAACCTATGCCCTCTTACTTTCCTGAAAACAACGAGCCCAAGCCGATGGACTCGGCCGATCGGTCACTCCAGAAGATCAATAGCGTTCTCCAAGGTCCGCTTGACGTGAGTTCAGCTTCTAATATTACGACCAAGCTCCGCGATGCGTTTGAAAACTACACTCCTGGCGAAAAATGGATCCAAAGCCTCGGTAATGGTGACTTGGTTTATTTAGACGGCAATGCGGCTGCTGCCAGCTATTTAGTGCTGTCTAAGAATCCACTGGTTGCAGACACGCAGACCACGATTGAGTCCGTTTCGCGATTCACAATGCCGATTGAGACGGCGATCGGTTTGTCAATATCTCAAAGAAGTTTGGGGCAGGAGTTCGCCGTGGAGATGGTTGACGTTGAAGGGTCAATTCCAACCCCAGCAGACGTTCCCATCGTTTCGCTGTATCAAACAGGTTCAACGCTTACTGTGGATACAACAGTTCCCCATAACTTATCTGTAGGTAGAGCTATTGGTATTTTTGGTTCATTCGATGGGCGAGTTTCTTATCCATCACTTGTTGTGGCTTCGGTTACTAGCCCGACTCAGTTCACAGTAACGGCTGGCCCTGGAGGTGCCATCCCCTCAACGCAATCTTATCTTGGTGTCGTTCTGGCGGCGACTACTGCTGCACTTCCAACGAATATTTACGCCAATGGAACTTCTGGTGTTGGAGCAACTTTAACAGCTTCAGCCAACGGCGCATTCCCCAACCAAGATGGAGTGACGATTCCGGTCGGTGGTCGTGTGCTCGCCAAGAACGAAGCTACCGCCGCCAACAACGGCGTTTATGTTCTGACAACTGCCGGCAGTGCTTCGACTCCTTGGGTGCTAACTCGCGCTGTTGATTTTGACACTGCCGCTGAGATGACTGTCGTCTCCGGTGTTCCTAATGCTGTGGCAGTTCATATTTTATCCGGAACGACTCAAGCCCTACGTAAGTATATTCTGTCTGCTTCGGTTGCCACGGTGGGAACCACCGCAGTCACCTTCACTGATGTCGGCACCACAGGTATTTTTGCACTTAGTCCAGTGGTGTTTTCTCGCAGCAGACTTGGACAAGCGCAAAATGGCATTTCTCAGATTTTTGAGAATACTACGGCCACCAACGCTTCGCTTTATATCCGTAGCGAGTTTGGAGATGCGCTGCCTTCTGGGACGGTTGCTGGAAACCATAGTGTCACTACCGGCAGCACCGCATCCATTCAACTTGCTGGCGCAGTCCCATACACGTATTCATTCTCTCCTACCGCTGAGTTCCGCATGGCGGTCCAATCGGATCGCACTCAATGGTCTGATTCTGCTGTGGATACTGTTGCTCAATCCGCATCACGATTGGCTAGAAGCCAAGTTTGCCCAGACCCAAGTTCCACTTACGAACTCCGTATTCGAGCGAGCAACAATCGTTCGCTCACTGTTCCCGGTGCTCAAATCATCACAGCGGCTAAGACTGGAACGACGACTGCCACGGTTGTCACAGCCACGCCTCATGGTTTGGCAGTCGGTGATTTGATTGTTGCGTATGGCACCAGAGACCAAACCAACTTTGCAAATCTGACTGCTGCTGCTGCCGTGGCTTCGGTGGTCGATGCAACGACATTTACCGTGGTTTGGGGCTCTGCGGTCACTGCCACGACCCGCGGCGGGTTTATTTCTCGAATCTTGGGTCAAAACGCCCTACCGGGCGCAATCGCTCAAGTTGTTTCTACGGCAACATTGGCGACACTTGCGGATGGAACCCGCCAGTTGACTCTTGTCGGTTCTGGCAATTGGGCTGGTGCGACGATTGGCGACCTTGTGGAACTCATTGGAGTTCGCGCTGACGCTGCTGGCTCGGCCTCGCTCGGTGTAGATGGTCCGTGGAAAGTCGCGAACCTTTCCACCACGACGCTCACTCTTGTGCTGCCATTCTCAGGCCAAAGAAGCCTTCCTGCCGACTTTGCTGCTACTAATGCTGGTGGTGGCCTTGTTCGTCGCACCGATCTGCGTTTGAGCTATGTCCGCATCTTTGACTTTGACCGTTTGCGTGTTGAAATGCTGCCTCGTCCTTCGGGTGATATTGCCGCAGCCACCCCCGTCGCGGTGCAAAACACTCCTGCCGTGACTGTTTCGGGAGGCACTGTTGCGGAAGATGCAGCTACTACTGCGAGCCCCATTGTTTTTGGCGGTGTTGTTCGCACGGCGGTGGCCCCAACCACGCTGATAGCTGGTGACGCAGCGCGTGTCACCATGACGACTGGTGCTGCTGCGGTCACGCAGCCATACTCCATTCCTGAAGTTTCATGGCAGACTCCGCCCCCTGTAGGTGGCATTTCAAACACCACGACTGCGTTTCAAATAAAGGAAGCTGCGGGCGCGTCCCTGTGCAATTACGTCACCTCCATTGATTTACTATCTGAGGCGCTGACTAATGCCACCGATCTTCGCATCCGTGAGCCGGATCTTACTTGCTCATCGCAGACTATTGCCTCGAACATCCTGACTGTATCCACCACGCATAACCTTCGTGTCGGCGATGCAGTGGTGTTTACGGCGGCAACGGTGACGGGTATTTCGACGGGCGTGACATACTTCGTTTTAACCGTCCCTGCCACGACAACGATTACGCTGTCGGCTACTCGCGGTGGATCTGCTCTGGCAATCAGTGGCACGGGAGTGACCGCTACTTTCCACAAAGTCCTATGGCAGACGCGCATTCCGACTACTGGAAGGCCAAATGGTCAGATCATATTCCCCGTTCCTCTTCGCGGTTCGGTCAACACCAACTTGCTTGTCCAGACGCCCACTGCTTCTGGCGCGGGCGCTGTTTTCCTGTCCGCTCAAGGTTTTGCTGCACAATAATAGCGCGGTATAATAACCGCACAATGTCGTATCGCGTCACAGTTGAAGAGCTAAGAAAAAACGCCCCGCCGCTGCGGATGATTTCGCTGACGGCTCCGGATTGGTTGCAGGCGATCGATGCGGTGACTGAGGTGTTGTCCAAGGAAGACACGATGTTCCAAGAGGACGAGACCGAAACACGCGAAGAAACTAACGACGATTGGTCGTGAATTATTTCCACTCCGGAGACTTAGGGGATGTCCTCTACGCGCTGCCCTCGATGAGGGAACTTGGGCGCGGGGATCTCTATCTGAACTCACGGCCCTGGACAGCCAAGATGACCGAGCAAAGGGCGGCGGTGTTGCGTCCGCTCCTCGAAGCCCAGGACTACGTCGGCAAGGTGATTCACGGGGATGCGCCGGCCAACGAGCACTGCGTCAATTTCTCCACCTTTCGTAATGGTGGGCTGATCTACGGGGTCAGCTTGATGGAACTGCAAAGCGATTGGGTCAATGCCAACGCGGTGCCCGATCCTTGGCTGAAAGTTTCCCCCTCGGCGCGGGCACGGGGGCGGGTCGTTTGTCATCGCAGTCCGCGATATCATAATCCTTACTTCCGGTGGGATCTTATCGGTGAAGCCCTCGGCACGAAGATGCTCTTTGTCGGGTTGCCGCACGAGGTCGAGGAACTGCGGCGGGTGACCAAAGTCCATGCCGAGTATGCCATCACCAACGACTACCTTGAACTGGCCAAGCTAATCGCGGGCGCGGATCTCTTTATCGGCAACCAGTCGAGCCCGATGGGCTTGGCGATCGGTCTGGGAGTGCCCTTCATCCAAGAGACATGCCTTTGGACGCCGGACTGTCTCTACCCGCGCAAGGACGGCACCTATTGTTATGACGGTGGGATATCCCACTTCGAGATCCCGCCCTTCAGTCCGCCGCCGGATGTCGACCGCAACGCGCTCCCGCCGGGCGGATGGCAAGTGATCTCCCGCAGCACGGGCGAGCGTGTCACGCTCAAGAGCCACCGCCTCGCGACCCGTCACCTCTACAAGACCGACCGCTTTTTCACCGAGACAGATGCCGCCGTCGAGGTCGATCGGCAGAATGCACTCCGCATTCCGCACCTCGTCCGGCGCAACTCGACTTTCGAAATCTTCGGCAAGGTGGCACCTTTAGTCCACGCCGTTGCTGCATGACTGACTGTGAAAAAGGCACCTCGGCCGAGGTAAGGTTTATTTTTGAAGCCGATGGGCGTGGCTGGAAAGTCTACGTGCCGCTCGGTCATGCCCATGCCGCCGACCTCATTATTCATTACCCGCCCTATCTCCCTGTCTGTGTCCAAGTGAAGACGGCGACTTATTATCCGGATCGCGATGCTTACGGGATCAGCAGCAGTCGCGGTAAGAAGTTCAAGAAGTCTTATGCTCGTGGCGACTTTCAGATTCTTGCCGCGTGGTTGCCAGATCGGCAGAAGTTCGTCTTCTGGCGATTTGACGAGATCGCCGAGCGAAAGAAAATTAACTACACGCCGCGGCTCCACCGTCAGCCTGATAATTGGGAAATCCTCGACACCGTGCTAAAGTAATAACTCCGTAAACCATGCTCCTCGTCCTGCCCGTCTCCCAAGCCGACCTCAAGCTCGCCACCAAGCTGGCCGGGCACATGGCCCTTTTGGGTAACCTCGGCCGGCACAAGCTGCTGGTGGTCGGAGCCTACAATACGAAGGACGAAGCCGCCGCGCTCAAAGAGCAGTTGGCCCCGCTTTTTGCCTCGGCCGACCTCTTTATTCCGGATTCCGAGTGCGAACTCGGCTGGCCCCAGAGTGCCAACCACCTCTGGGCGCGGACCGTGCGCCACCTCCAGCACAGCGGGAACAAAGACACTTGGTATTGGTTCGAGGCCGATAATACGCCGATCCGCGAGGATTGGCTCGACGCGATCGAGACCGAATACAACCAAGCCCAGAAACCTTTCCTCGGAGCCATCCAAGTGACCCGGATGCTCGACCGCAAAACGGGCGAATTCGTCAAAGTCGACGGCGAGCATGTCATCGGCACCTGTGTTTATCCGGCTGATTTTCCGACCCGCTCGATCTTGTGGAGCTATGTCCGCACCGACGACGGCCCGAATGTCGAACCCTTCGACGTTTATCTCCGCCACGAGATGCGCCCGAACACGGCGGTCTCGAAACTTATTCACAACAACTGGCGCACCAAGAACTACGAGATCGATGAAGACGGGCGCATCTACTGCGATCCGATCGACGACAAATCGGTCTACGGCCCTGTGCCGACCAACGCCGCCGTCGTCCACGGTTGTAAAGACGGCTCACTTATCGAAGCCCTGCAAAAATGACAAATTCCGAACTAGCACCCCTCGAACTTCTCGGCCTTGAAGAGAACGGCCGCGCCCCCAAGATGCGCGTGGACAATGTAAACAGCGCCCGCTCCATCTACAAAGCGATCAAGGACAGCGACCAAGGCTCCAGTAAAAACCGCGCCCTGGTTGACGCGATGTTCAATGGTGCCGCCCCTTTCAACCAGCAAGATTTGATCGAGATGGGCCAAGGCGAGCGCACGAATCTCGACTTCGGCGAAGCCTCCGCCCTGAAAGAGCAAGCCCTCGCCGGATACTACGACCTCACATCGTCCGTCGATGTCTTGGCTCGTATCTCGATTGACTACGGTTCCCCCGAGCAGAAGGTCGAGTGGGAGCGAATCTTGGCCGAAGAGTTCACGCGGACTCTCAAAGAGTGGCAGGAATTCGAGTTCAATCACCAGATGCTTGCCGACCAGTTCGTCTCGCATGGCGTCGGGGTTTGTTATTTTGAGGACGAGGTCGATTGGCGTTGGCGTGTGGCCGGGCTCTCCGAGTTCCGGTTGCCACGCGGAACACGCGCTTCCGAGTGGGAGATCGAGGTCGCCACGGTTGATCGCGAGTATCAGGCCCACCAGCTTTACAAATTCATCGAAGACCCTGCCGTGGCCAAAGACCTCGGGTGGAACGTCAAGATGGTGAAGCAGGCGTTGATCCGTGCTTGCCGCGACAGTTCGTTCCAAGAGGCCGGCGAGTGGGAGAAGCTCGAAGTGGAACTCAAGAACAACGACCTCCTCTACGGCAATAGCCGTGGCAAGAAAGTCCACGTCGTCCACATGTGGGTGCGCGAGTTCGACGGCAAGGTCTCCCACCTCATGTTCCTCAAGGATCCGATCGGTTCGGATGAGAACGCCAAGGAGGAGGACTTCCTCTTCAAGCGCCCGAATCGTTTCGCCGCCCCGACCAACTGCTTCGTTACTTTTTGCTATGGCGTCGGCAACGGGACGTATCACGGCATCAGAGGTTTGGGCTATAAAGTTTATCCACACATTCAGCTTTTGAATCGTCTGCGCTGCGGCATGGTCGATGGTGCGTTGCTCTCCTCGGCCCTGATCGTCCAGCCCGGTGACAATGGTTCCCGCGCCCTCGAAGACCTCACGCTTTCCTATTACGGCCCCTACGCACTCTTCCCTCCTGGGCTGAAGATCGTCGAGAAGGCGATCCCGAACTACAACCAGAACCTCATGCCGGTCTTGAACGACCTCACCATGAACATGCAGAACCGGACGATCGGCTACCAGTCCCGCTCGATCACTCCGGATGGTCAATCCCGCACTGCGTATGAAGTTCGCGCCCAGTTGCAGCAAGAAGCCGTGCTCGGGGCCGCAGCGATCAATCTTTTCTACCACCCGTGGAAACGTCTTCTTCGTGAGGCATACCGCCGTTTAGTGTCGCGTGATTATGCCGCTAATGAGCCCGGCGGTCGTGACGCCGTCGACTTCAAGAAGCGTTGTATTGCCCGCGGAGTGCCGACCGAAGCGATCCATCGTTTCTCTACGGTCGAGCCCGTTCGCGCCATTGGTTACGGAAGCCCTGGGATG